GTTGAGCAAGTCCAGACCGTCCTGGGCTTCGTCAGCCGTCGGGATTTCGCCCGCGGCCAACGCGCCAATGTCCTTCATTGACCTAGTGATGATGTCGTATGGCGTTGTCATGTTGTGTCCTTAAATACGCTTATCAAGGTATGTAATCAAGCACCGTCCATCCAGTGCCCGCAGAATACTTGGTTGCTGCGTCAAGGTATGAGTTCACGCCGAAAGAGCAAAGAGTGCTTGTGTCGCCTCTATAAGCCAATGTTCCAACAATGGGCGGTGAAACGTAGGAAAACTGCACGGTGTTGTTGTTCACGGTCACAAAAGAGCCAGAAGCGTACACTCCAATTTTTGCAGCTACCGTGGTGTCTTTGTTGTAAACGTAGTTGTTTGAAATGACACCGCTCGCAATTGTTTTGCAGTAGATTGAGGCGTAGGTAGCAAACGGGTCTTTGACAGTGATGATCTGGTTGTTGGACAGCAACAAATCCTGCGCTTGCTGCACAAACGCATCGCCATTGACAATCTGATTGTTCGTGATTGCAATTGGTTTTCTGGCGTAGCTCAAACTGTAGTCAACATACAGCGACGATCCTTGAACACCTGCGGCCAAAGAAGATTCTGTGTTTTCCAGATAGTTGTCTGCAACCACCCCACCAGTCGAATTCCTATCTGTGTGCGGATAGATAGCCAGTGCGGATCGTCCTGGGTTTCTTGCTTTGAGCCTGTTGCCTTCCACCGTAAAACCGTCTGTTCCTTGCAACTGCAAAGCAACAAATACATGGCCCAACGTGCCATTGGAGTCAGAGAAAAAATCACAGTTGGCAATGGTGATGTCGCTGCCGCGATCAATTTTGGCGCAGCCAGGGGAATCCAACAAACTGTTGCCGTAAATGTAATTTTTACAGTTAATCATTGAACTGCTGATGCAGTACGCCATAAAGTAGCTTGGCTTGCTGCCGGTTTGTTTCCTCAGAGGATTGATGTCGCAATTGACGTACGACAAGTCAGCCACATAAAGACCGTAGACTGTTTTGCCAGACAAGTGATCGTCGAGCAGACAGTCTTTCACGATGCAGCCAGAACCATAAGACACACCCATGCTGATGTTGGTGTCTGCTGGCGTTGGCGCGTCATTGGTCGTTGCAATGATGTTATCAATCAGCCCTTGCGAAAAATACCGAAAGTGCAGATAGCCCGCGATGCAATTGTAGAATTTAAGGCCGCTTGCAATTGGTGACTTGATGTAGTTTGCATCCCTGTACGGGTTACCGCCGCCAGCCGCAGCGCCCTCAATCCTGATGCCTTGAGAGGCTAGGCTGCTGAACAAGCCGTTTTTGACGGTCGTGTTGTCGCCTTGTAGATAGATGATCGGATTGATGCTTAGTCCGTCAACCACAATGATTGGCAAAGAAACCGTGTTGGTGATAATTGCGGTGCCGAAATCAATTGTGATGTTGTCAACCGTGCCAGTGACGGGCGAATTGATAAGGTAAGTCCCATCTGGAAAATACAGCGTTTTGCCAGCACTGGCCGCAATGGCTGTTTGAACCGCAGACGCACAATTGCTGATCCCAGTGTTGTCAGCGCCGTAGTCAAGCACGTTGACCATTGCGCCTTCAATCATTGAGAAAGTTACTTTAGTCAAAGACATTTTGTTTCCTTTTAGGCGCAAATGTAAGTGCCAGCCAAAACCAAAGCGACAGCCCCAGTCCCCATCTCTGCTGCCGTGACTTGAGATGCGGGGCCAGTTGATGTGCCAGTCGCGTAATAAAGGTCAATTTGCGTTGAATTTGCTCTTGGCATCGCCGCTTGTGGGGCAACAGTAGGAAAGCCATCTGCATAACTGACCGATAAAGAGCCAAAACCGTTGCTGGTGGAACCAGTGCTGGCTGCGGTGGTAAACGGCAACCCTCCAACCCTAAGAACGCCTGACGCAGAGCCTATCGTTGTTGCGGTGGTCTGCACCCAGATTTGCACATGAACGATTCTCCCAACACGAATGTATTGAGCGCCGGTAACAGCGTCGTATGTGATGGAAGTGAATCCAGTTCCAGATGGAACAAACGTCGGAGTAAACGTTCCCTCCTCATACCAGTTCAGCAACTGGCTCGTCATCCCCGCTGCGGGGGTGTTGGCGGTGAAGTTGATGCCTTTGGCTGCGGTGCCTTGGATTAGGTTGCCGGTTTTTACGTTTACATCGCCGCCAGATTCAATTTGAATTCGATTGGTTCCGTTGGTCGCCAAGACCAACGGATACGCACCGTCCGACCAAATAACACGGGTGTAATTGCCCTGGCCAAAACCCGCGCCAGTGCTGTTGTCGATGGTCAAATACAGGTTGCCGCTGGTGTTGTTTGCCCTCCAACCGGCATATCCCGTCGTGCTTTGTGATGCACCAATCGCGTTGCTGGTGTCATACGTTGAAAACATGGTCAGCGGGGTGGCCGTGCCAATGCCCACCTTTTTGCCGCTGGCATCAATCGTCAGCGTTGTTGTGTCAAACGTGTTGTTGCCGGTGAAGTTTTGTGCCGCGTCCGTTCTGGCCGCCGTGAAGTTGGCGTTAGGAATGGTCATCACGCGGGTAGTTCCAGCGCCAGGCCCAACAATCTGCATCACGCCCGTTGTGGCGTTTGATTTCAAATTAGCAGCCTCACCAACAGACAATGCGCTTTGCGCCGTCCACTGCGGTGCGCTGCCGCTGCTGGTCAAGACGGTCGTATTTGCCCCAATTGCCAACTTTGACAGCGTTGTGCCTGTGGCGTAGTACAGCAAATCGCCCGCGGTGTAACTGGTCAGTCCCGTGCCGCCAGCCGTGGTGGGCGTAGTCTTCCAAGCGATGACCTGGACGTTGTTGGCGTTGTCTTTGTAAAACAGTTTGCCGTCGGTGATGTTGATGGCGAGTTCCGACCCCAACGTGCTGTTGGTCAGATTGCCAGCAGCGGGGGCTTGTGCAGCCGTGCCGCTGCTGTAAATTAGGATTGGGGTGTAGCCTGTTTGTGCCATGATCTATCCTCAATCCGTCACAATCGTTTTGACTGTGCCATCACTGAAAATGATTTTCAGGTCACCATCAAGCCCATCAACATAAATTTGCGCCAAACTGGTTGCAACCGACGGCGCAGTGATGCCGTCAACCAAAACGTTGATCCGCGGGTAAACGTTTGTTTTGGACAAACTTTCAAACACTGCGTTTGGATTTACATACTGAATCCGAATTGGATCAGAGTTATCCACTGACACATCCCAAGTCGTGTGCCCCGTAGAAATAAGGCTTCCAATTACGATGTTTTCTTGGGGTGCATACGACGGATCGTAGTCGAACTGAAAGCCTTCAATCGTTCCCACAGGATTGGTCAGTGTGATCTGTCCAATGTAGACGTTTTGCGCTCCCGTAATAATCATGTCGCGGCTCTGTGCTGCGGTTGCCAAAGAACCATTGACAGCAATCGCACCAATTGTGGTGTCAACCGCGCCATCAATTGCAAACGCATAGCCCGTAAAAGAGTTGTCGCAATCGTAATCAGCGACCATGGCCGTGCCGATGTAAACCTTGCTTGCGTCAATGACGGCCAATCCATACGCCTGATTTTTTAGGCTTGCGTCCCATGCAATCCATGTCTGAATTGCCACTTGGTTGACGTTTTGAATTTTGCCGCCCGCACCGGTCAAAGCCGATTCAACAGAAATGTTGTCTGCGCCATTTTCAACAGTCAGTGTGATGTACTTATCGCTATTGATAAAGCCAACCGATCCGTTGCGGCATTTCGACGTGTTACTCAATTGCGTACCAAGCCGAATGCGCTGATCTTTTGTGCCGTACAGCCACGATCCAGTTGTGCCCCCTGTCGCCAAAATTTGATCTATACGCCATTCTGTTACAGACCAAATCATCACCGAATGATAGTCAGCCTGGTCAATCCGCAATCGCTGAACATACAAACCCTCGATTTCTGTTCCCGCAGTGCTACCGCCTTCTGCGGTAAAACCAAGCCAATACGCGTCCTTGATAAACACTTCGCCAAAGAATTTGGCGTTGTCTCCGGTCACATACACCAGCCCTTTGCGGTTTGATGTCGGAAACGAATAACTATCGTTGTTGGCCTTGTTTCCGTTGGCTGTAAAACTCCCTTGAACAATTACGTTGTCACCACTAATGTGGAAGGCAGCGGGGCCGGTTACATCAACAGAAACCACTTCGCCGTCCGGAATCTTAAACTCTACATTTGCGTCCATCACCAGCACTTTGTTTGATGCCGTAATTTCCACCGGATCGTAAACGCCAGAATTGACAAACACTTGATTGCTTGCTGCAACCGCCAACAAAAGTGCGGCAGTTTTTTGCGTCGGCGTTGATCCACTATCAACCCCAAAATCAAACACGCTGACACTTTGCGCCAATTTGTCTTCAACGTTGGTGGCAACTGACCCCACGAACGGCGGGTTGTATGACACTTGTGATGCGTCAACAGCGCCGCTAGAGTTAAGTTGCGACGTGGTAAATTTCACCGACGCGCCAACGTGAAGACCCGACACAAACGTCACAGTGTCTTGGTCAGTTTCGACAAAGGCGTACTGTGCGCCAGGGCCGTACTGATTGACCCCATCCACAAACACCGACAGGCTGTTCGTGCCTGGCTGATATTGCATGGTGGCCAGGTTAAATACCGTTTGTCCCGCCGTTGCCGTCTGAATTTCCTGTTGATTGGTGAACGCGACAAAGTTAGAATTGATGCCCGTCAGATTGTCGTAAGTGCCAATCAAATTGTTGGCCGAATCCTGCACGACAAATTTGTAGGTAATGCCGTCCGTTAACCAAATTTCACCCGACGGGACGCGGCCCGCGCCATCAAGAATGATGGGGTTGCTATGGGCAATCAGACCGCTGGCGCTGGTGTAGGTTGTCGCGGGCGTGGTCGTCCCGGCCAAATAAGTGAAAATTTTGCCGCCAGCCAGCGGGTTGCCGTTGTTGTCGAATAGCTGTCCGGCAACGCCGAAAACAGGTGAAAGATTGACTGCCATAGTTATTCCTCAAATTTGGGGGTGAACACTTGGGGCATCCAAGGCAGCGGTGTTTCATCCCGTGCGGCCAGGTTTTTCAACTGCTGCGCCATCCGTGCTTCAACTAAGCCGTCTGATTCGGTCTTGATCCAGCCGACGATCTGTTCTTCCGTGACCTTCTCAAATGGCGTGACCAGACGCTGACCCCTGAAGAACCAAGTGCCTTCGGTTTCGACGGCCATATCATCTTGCGCCACGCGGGCATGGTACTGCGCCTGGGTAATCAGCCCATCCTTGGCCTTGATGCTAAGGATTTTCCATGTGTAGTTCAAAACGCGCCTCCACCAATGCCGCCAGTTGTCGTCAAAACGCCGCTGGACGGGTTAAATTTTAGTTTAGTGCTAGTCACCTTGGCGGGCAAGTTCCCCGTGCTGTTGGTGACCCACACAGGGTAATAGTCAGCGTTGGTGCTGGTGTCGTCAGTGATTGCGATGTTATTCGCGTTGGTGGCCGTGCCCGCGGTTGTTGCAGACCCTGCGCTGCCGTCAATGCTGACGCCGGTCAGGCTCTGGCTGGTGCTGCCACGATTCAACGCAATTGACGTAGTGCCGATGAACAGGCTGGAGTTACCAAGAACCGCCGATGGGATGGTGCCCGACAGTTGCCCCGCGGGAAGGCTGGTCAGGTTCGCACCCGATCCGCTGAACCCTGTGGCCGTCAAAATGCCTGTTGAAGGGTTGTACTGGTATTTGGTAGACGATGCAAAGACGGTAGACAGGTTGCCCGCGGTCTGGTTTGCAAATAGCGGATACCTGGTTCCGTTTGTGGTCGTGTCGTCGGTCACCGTCGCGTAAGCCACGGGCGTCACCCAGGTCGGGGCGCTGGCGCCATTTGACTGCAACACCTGGCCAGCCGATCCGGTTGAACCGGACACCGCCAACGTGCTGCTGAAATCAATGGTGGTGAATTTGCCCGATGCCGCCGTCGTGGCGCCAATCGACATATTGTTGATCGTGCCAGCAATGGTCGGGGCGATTTCAACCGATCCAGCGCCCGCTGGCTTGATGTGAACGTGGCCAGTTCCGGTCGGGCTTATGTCAATTTGAGCATTTGCGCCGTTTATGTTGGTTGACACGTTTAGCGTCAAATTGTCGCCGCCCCCGCCGCCCCATTGCAGTTGGGCCGTGCCGCCCGAGTTTCGCAAAGCGCCGCCCGCACTGGTGGCCGCGTCAAAAAACGGGCCGACAAACTTGGTTGTGGCCGTTACGGTTGTACCCCTGACTGTGTTTGCAGTTGTGCCGCCAATTGCGGGGGGCGCTGATAAATCCAACGTGCCGCCCAAGGTCAAATTGCCGCTGCTGGTGACCGTGCCGGACAACGTGATGCCGGACACCGTACCTGTGCCGCCGACCGATGTGACCGTGCCGACCGTGGGCGTTGCCCAGGATGGGACACCGCTGGCCAGGGTCAGCACTTGGCCATTTGCCCCAGCGGCCAGCATAGCCGTGGCTCCAGCGCCCGATTGATACGGAACCGACCCAGCCCCACCACCAGCCAGGTTTGTCGCCGTGGTGGCCGTTGTGGCGCTTCCCGCGGTGGTTGCCGTGGCCGCGTTGCCACTGATTGATCCGGTGATGGTGTTGGTCACCGTCAGATTCAGCAATGTGCCAAGGCCGGTGATTCCGGCGTAATCGCCGCTGATCCTGGCGGTGTCGATGGTTCCGCTGGTCAGTTGGCTGGCCGCAATCGCAATATTTGCCGCAGCCATGGCGGTCAATTGCCCTTGGGCGTTGACGGTTGCCGTCAATGTTTGGCTGGCGCTGCCGTAGGACGCCGCTGACACGCCCGTGTTGGCGATGCTGAAGGTCGTACCGATCAGAGACAGGCCAGTGCCCGCGCTGTACGTCCCAGCCCCTGAAAACTGCGTCCAGGGCATATTGGTCACGCCAATCGTGCCGGTTGAAGCCGCGGTGGTCACCCATCCCGTGTTCAGCAGGGTGGTTCCCGATTCAATGAACGTGAACGCGCCAGGCACTTCCAACCAGTTGTTCATGTCCGCGGTGCGTGTCCATCCGCTGGCGCTGGCTGCATAAATGCCGTTTTGCGCTGCGTTGGCTTGGTTCTTGACCAGGATGCGGTCACCAGCGGTCAGGCTTGATGTCCAATCTCCACCGGCCTGAACGGCTAGGCCCGACAGCGTGATGATGTTTGTGGTCGTGTAGAGGCAGGACGCTTTGATGTCCAACCCCTGCGCCACAGAATCAACATAAGCCTTGTTGGCAACGTCTGCGTCTGCTACGGGTGTCGCAGCCACCTGGGCTGTCGTGAAATACGCCGCTGCCGCAACATTTCCACCGATGATTGACGAATCAATCGTGGAGTTCGTGATCGTCAGCCCTGACTGAATCGGGCTAATCGGCGCAAAAAATGGCGTCCCAGCAGGGCCAACGAAATACTGGATAGCAAACGTCGGCTCAGGGTCAAAAACACCCTGAACCGGGACGATGTTTGTCGTCTGCTGGTTGGCAACCGCCATGGCTTACCCCGCAGCCAAAGGCGTCACGAAGCATTCGCCGTTTGCGGCAGTGCCGATGATGGCAATGAAGAACGAATTGCGCGGAGCAGGAACCACAATCGGGTAGTTCATGCTCGGCGGCAGAATCACGCCAGGCGTTGATGCGCCAGTGCTAGGAACTGCGGGTGTTCTGGTCGTTCCTGAAGTCGTGCCCAGGCTGACCACAACCGACGCGCTGCCGGTGTTAATCAACGCCACAAAGTTGTTTTCAACGTTGGTGTTGGGGACGATTTCAAGGGGGGTTGAAGCGGACGCCGGAACCGTGATCCGATAGGTCGGCCCGTTGGGTCTGAATGTAGGCAGCATGGGATTCCCCTTTCTTGCGAAATTATAGGTCTTGAATGCGAAAAAGCCACCCTTTGTGAGGGCGGCTTTCTCGGGTTTCACTCCATCCGGTTAGGGAAGGAACGACAGGTCAAAACCGTAGATGTAGACATCAGCGGTAGCAGCAGCGCCTTGTGCGGTCGTGCAGCGGATATACAGAACATCGCCGGTAAGCGAGTCAGTATCGCTAGCAGCAGTCACAACCACTTTGTCGCTGGCCGAATTGCCGGTCAGTGCATAAGCGGTTTTCACTGCCACACCAGTCGCACCAGGGCCGCTGTAAACAGCGAGTTGGGCGGTGGTCAGGTTGACGCTGGCGTTGGCCACAATCACTTCTTGAACGCTGTAGGAAGCAGCATTCACGATAGAAGCGATGGTGTCAGCGACAGAGTTCAGGTTCACACCCTGGGCGCTGGCCAACAGGCGATAAGCCTGGTTGGTGGCCAGATTTGAAGGGTGATTGGTTTGGGTACTTGCTGGGCCGGGATTTGCCATGATAGGTTTCCTTTCAATTAAAAGTTAAGCCGCAACTCGGCAAGCCAGTTCCTGGTACAGCGGTGCCCAACCGTACAGCACATCCAAACGGGTCGGGATGCTGTCGTTGTTGATCGTGTACTGGCGAACAATACGCATCGAAAGACCCAGTTCCTTGTCCGATGCACGGCCAGCAAAGTGGACGCCATCAGGCAGTTCGAGGTCAGCGGTGGCCAGGGTGAAGGCGTTGCGGTGCATCACAATGTTCTGTGCGCTCACAGTGCCGGTGGCCGAGGTGCCGATGCTGAACGGGGTAACCGTTGCGGTTGCGGAAGTCGTGGGGATGGTCACGTTCTGGAACTGACCGCCAGTGATGATGGCCGGAACCACAGTCACTTGCATGGTCGAAGAACCCGAACCGGTCACGGTGGACTGAACCACAAAGTTGCGGTTTTTGTTCGAACCATAAGCCTGGCGGTTCTGCGGGTTGACTGCGAACACGTTGGCAATCTGGATCACATCGCCTTGGCGCAGCGTCAGACCGGCGCTGTGGGTCAGCGTGATGGTCGAAGACTGTGCCCAGCCGGTAGCGATACCGATGCTTTGGGTGTTGGCGGTCAGGGTGCCAGCGGTGGTCGTCCAAGAACCGAACGTTTGCGAGATAACGTTCTGATCCATCTTCCAGTTCATGCCACCGGAATCACGGCCCATCAGACCCTTTTGGTACTGGGTGCTGACAGCGGACTGCGGGTTGAACAGACCTTTGAGGCTGTCAACGATGGTGGCGCTGGTGAACGGCTCGATGATGCACGAACGACGGCCATCACGCGGGGCACCCTCGCTGTCCAGGTAAGCCTGGGCGGTCAGGTAGGTGATAAGACCGGTCGGGGGCACACCAGCAGTACCAACGATGTTGGCGGTGCTGTTCTTGGCCATGGTCAGACCGTCAAAGTCAATCTTGTTGGCGATGGCGGCAACGGCGGGCTTGAGCACTCGGTCGCTGAACATATCCAACGAAAGGGCCAAATCCTGGGTCGTGAACTGGGTATCGACGTGGAATTGCGTCGAGAGGGTCACGGGGATGCTGGTTTCGTTGAAGTCTTCAACATTGAGGGCGGGGCCGGTCGTACCGATGAATCGGCCAGGACGACGGACGTTCAGGGTGTTGCCAATCTTTGCGCCGACAACTGCGAATTGATCGTCATATTCGCGGTTTACTTCGCTTGAAAAGGTCAGTTCGTTTTCCAAGACCATCAACGCTTCGTTGGTGATCTTGCTAATGGTAAGCAGATTGTTGGACATTTCAGTTTCCTAAAAAAAGGGTTAATTGTCAGCGAATTTTCCGTGCTTGTCGGGCTGCTTTCCACTGCTGGAACGATCCGTGGAAATTGCCGTCGGCATCCACGTTCGCATCTACCGTGTTCAGCGCACCCCTGAGCGGGTTAATTGGTGCTGGCGCTTTTGACTTCACAGCAACAGGCTTCACTTCGGTTGCTTCCTTAATAAACCGGGCTTCAATCTTCCCGATTTCGCGGACGGCAGAGACAACTGACATATCGGCCAGCTTCTTTGCAAACTCGCTGTTTTCAGCAAGGTAGTAAAGAATCTGCGGGCCATTTTCTGATTCAATGATTGCATCGCGGACAGGATCAGAAACCCTTACGTCACTGCTTTGCACCATGTCGTCAAAGTCGGGCAAATTGGTCTTGGCTGCGTTCACACGGTCTGCCCAGGTTTTGAATCTCGCTTCCTGTTCAGCCGCGGCCTTGCGGGCCTTTTCCTGATTGTCCCTCTCCATCAGTTTCTTGTCAGCGGTGTACTCAGCCAACGCTTTCGCGTACTCGTACATATCGCTGAACTGCTCTGGCTTGGGTTCCTGGCCCAGTTCGTCAGCCTCGGCTTGCGCCGGTGGGTTGACCCTGGATTCAAGTTCCTTCAGCCTGGCTTCCAGAGATTCCCTTTGTTCGCGCTCTCGCCTCGCTTCTTCGCGGGCTGCTTCGCGTTGCTTGGTTATCTCAGAAAACCGCCTTTCCAACTTCGGATTCGGCTTCTTCTGTTCATCTGTCGTTGTCGCGTCCTTCCCTTCCCCGTCCTGTCCACTCTGATCGGCCTCGGCATCCGGCTCGGCTTCTGCCGCCTCGTTTACTGGCGTATCAACTAGACCAAGTTTCTGGGCGGTGAATTCCGCTAGATTCTCACTTGTGACCACGTTACTGGCTACACGTTCCTGTACTTCCGACATAGGTATCCCTACGAATTAACCCGATTTAAACCAATCGGTAGGCTTTGGTTGATTTTCAACCGAATTTTTTGTGTTGTCAATTACTGCGGTAATCCCATGGGCGGCTGCGCCATTCCCTGCATTTCAGGTGGCATTGGCTGCATCGGGGGCTGCATGGGCGGCTGCATCGGCTGCGGCGGCGGTGCCATCAGTTCTTGGCCAGCCTGAATAAACGGATTCTGGGTCTGGTTGACTTCCATTTCCGCAAAGGCTGATGCGCTCCTCTGTTCTTGGTCGCGCCGATCTATTTCCGCGGCCAAGGCTTGGGCGGGTAGACCAGCAAGCACCAGACGCACCATGGCGTCCAATTCCATCTTGTTCTGGTCTGTGACCGCTTTTATGTTGGATTGATTGACCTTGGCTTCGTTGATGGTGTCGGTGTTGTAAGCACGGGAAATGACATCCATCAGCTTGCGGCGGTTGTCGCCATCTTCCTTGATCTGGGCAACTTGGCCACGATTGTTGATTTCTAACTGCATGGCGATCATCTTCTGTTCTTGATCGGCCATCGCCTTCTGCATTTGCAGCATCTTCATCTGAATCTGCGGCGGCACATCGGACTTCTCGTCAATCTGCGACAACGGGTTCATTGCGGCTAGGCGGTCGGCAATGATGTCTGCCCCTGGGAAGTCCATGTTGCGGAACAGCAAATCGCCCGCGGCTTGGAACACCGTAGGTTCTGCCATCAGCGGCATCATGGTGTCCACGGCTTGCTGGCGCTTGCTGTTGTAGCCTGGGCCAGTGTCCATCACAACGTCATATAGACCGACGGTCACATCGTTTAGGACTTCGCCGGTTGCTTCCACTTCGTTGATGGTCACCATGTCCGGCTTGCCATCCACCCCAATGATCCTCAGCACCCGCTTGGTGTCGTAAATTTTTGGAACCAAGTCCAGAATGATCTTGCCCGTCTGCTTAATGCTGCGGGTCATGTTGTCGTAAAAGTGGAAGTTCGACAGGTCAACCTGCTGTTGCTGGCCCTGTAAGGCTTTGCCCGACAGATTTCCAGGCAGTGCTTGGGATGGGTCAAAGATGCCCAGCACCGTTTTTAGGTCGTCAGCAATCGCGCTCGATGCCACCATAATTCCGTCAGGCGGCGGCTCTGGCTGAATGCGGGTCGGCACAGGCGCTGGAACACCCTCAATATCCTTTTGCTTGTAGCGCAGGACAGGGGTGGACTTCAGGTTGGCCAGTGCCCATTCGTTCTCATGACCTTCGTCTTGACCCTCGGCAATCAGCCACTTGGGCTTAGGCGCAAGGGCAATAGATTCGGTCAGGGCCGTGCGCCAGAAGTTAAACATCCGCTGCGGGTCTTTGGCAAACCGGACAAGGCCATACTTCTTGCGCTTGCCCTCAACGACAACCTGCGCCCCGTAGCACGGGATGATCGGGATGTACTTGCCTGGCCACTCGCGTTCCTCTAGGACTTCCATGGCCGTCAGCTTGCACCACTTGACCTTTTTCCGATAGGACGGGCGCTTGTCCATGATGGTGATGCCTGACGCATCCAACATTTCCGCGGACGGCAGTTCATCCTCATAGACCTTCGTGCCGTCAGACAGCAGAACCAAGGTGGCTTTGACGCGCTCAATGTGCCAGTATTCAGCAAGCCTGATGTCTTCCTTGGTCACCCACTCGGCGTCACTGTCGCCAGTTGCGCGGGCGCTAAAGTTAGCCCCGTCGTCTGCGCCAGGATAAGCCTGTCGAAATGCCGCTTTGGACATCACGCTGGTAATCAGACAGCGTTCAGCGTCCGCACCGTCGGGGCTTACGCTGTTGGGGTCAAAGTAGACCGAAAACGGGTCGTCTACAGGCTCGATGTAGATTTCCTGGTCAAACGAATCCTCGCTGATGTAGTTCGTCGTGACCCTCCAGTAACCCCAGCCCATCTTTACGGCGTACTCAAACGCGGTGTCGTAGGCTGTATCAGCGTTGGAATTGACTTCAATGTGCCTGGTGATGCCCTCAATCACCTCGGCAATCTTCAGATCGCCTTCATTGTTGACCGGATGCACCTTAATGCGCGGTCGTTGCTGGCGCTGCTGGTTGGTCACCTGACGGACGTAGGCATCAATCTTGTTGATGGTCAGGCAAGGCCGCGATTCAAGGTTACGGCTGTTCTGAATCTCCACCGGCCACTGGTCGCCCGCGGCAAACTTCAGGTCGCCCAGCGCCTCGGCTCGGTTCTGGCTATCCGCTTCACCCACCAGGCGCAGAAACTTGATTGCTTCGCCTATGCGGGTGTCGTTGTCCATGTCTTGCAACGCCATACTTTTTCCTTTCAACTCATCCAGTTGCCCGCCATGGCCACATTGGCACGTTTTTTAGGCTTGGACGGCTCTTTAATCATCAATCCGATGTACCGGAATGCGTCGGCCCCGTGCGAATACTGGTCGTGCAGCGGTTGTCTGCTGAATTGTCCGGTTTCTGGGTCAACGTCATACCGATAATGTCGTAAGCAGTTTAATCCATCTGCTGTGTTTTCTCTATCGAAATAGCAGTTGGGGAAGACCGTGCGGGCCGCGTTGATCGAATCAACCACCGGCACCCTGTCCAGAATGCGGGTTTTGAATCCTGCTCCCCTTACGATGTCCTCAATGCTCCGTCCTGCGGCGGCAAGGGTTGTGCTTTGGGCGTCATGCGGTAGCCAGATCGTGTCGTAGACGTAACCGTAGGTCTGTAGCTGCGCCAGGTAGCTGGTCATGGTTCGCTGGCTGTCCTCAAAATACCGGATCAGCCTTGTTTCCATGCCCACAAACTGCACGAACCACCAGGCGGTGGCGTCAGCCCAACCTAGGTCACAGACGGCGTGGACGGGCTTTGTAGCGTCATACGGCACCTTGGTGATCCGATCATCAACTTCTGCCCGCATCATCTCGTTGGCGAAGATTGCTCCGTCTACAGTCTGACGGCACATCCCTTCCCAGACCTGGTTGTAGGCTTGTAAGTCCCTGGCCTTCAGGGCTTCCATCTCGAGGCGCAGCGTTTCGGGGAACCAAGGGTTGTCGTAGAAGTTGATCTTGATGCTGATGCAGTCCCGCGGCGGCTTCAGGACAAACCGCTGGTAAGTTTCGTCTGTCTCCAGTTCAGGGTTGAAACTGACCCAGATTTCGCTGCCTTCCTTACGGATCGTCGGAATCAAGATGTTCCAGGATAGGCGGCTGACGGTCTGGGCTTCCTCCACCCAGCAGATGTCCACACCTTCAAAAGACTTGATGTTGGTCGGGTTGTTCTTCAGGCCGATGAAGGCAAACTCTGTCCCGTTGGCCCCGCGGATGCTGGCCTGGGTGATTTCGTAGAACCCCAGCAGACCCAAGGCTTCGATCTGGTCACACAGCAGCTTGTGAACGGAATCCTTGATGCTGGTCTGGTACTCACGGGCGCACAGAATACGCATGGGCTTTTTGGCCCCCAGAATCAACAAAGTCCTGGCGATACCCCAAGACTTAGCGCCACCCCGCCCGCCATACAGCACCTTGTAGCGGCTTTTTTTAAACAACCCTTGCAGCTTGACCGGAAACTCGGCCTTTGCAATGGCTGTGTTAATCGCTGCGTTCTGATCCATCGGGGTTCACAAACATGACCTGGATGCCAGCAAGCGGGCTACCGTCCTTGCCGGTGATTTCCTGCTCTACCTTGTCTCTCCAACCCAGCACATTCTTGGCTGTGAAGATGGCGAACGTGCTGTTGTAAGCCCCTGCCAGCGTCCCTTCCACCAGATTGGCTTGTTGCAAATCCTTCGCCTTTTTATAGGCGTAAGAAAAAGTTGGGTTGCGTAACTCACCCTCGGGTGTTTTGGCAGTTGCCCAATCGTGCAGTGTCTCAGTAGTAACCCCTATATTCGCAGCAAAGCGGGACAGGGTTGGGAATAGGGCTGGCACGGTCTTTTCCACCGTGTTGCCTTCCTTGTCTACTGTTGTGATGGTCTTTAGTGGCGGCTGGCCAAAGTATTCCAGCAGCATGATGACAAACTCATCCCTGTACTTGGATGGTCTTCCCATGCGTTTAATGGCGCTTGGGCGGTCTTCTGAGTCATCAGGACTAGGTTTGTCCACTGGCTCATCGTTGCGCCCCCGCCGTTTGACGGGCGCTTCCATCACTTCTTGCCTTTAGGCTTGGCTTCGCGCTTCACAGCGTAAGCAATGGCCACCGCTTGCTTGGGTGGCTTACCTGCTTTGATTTCGGCTTTGATGTTCTTTTCGAACGCTTGCTTACTGGGCGATTTGGTCAGCGGCATTTTTGGCTCCTTCCGTCATTGCTTTGGATTGCTCCTCGGCGATGACACGGTTGTATTCCTGGATGGCCCCGCTGATCTGCAACAGTATGCTTTCATGCTGTTTCGCCAGTTCTTGCAGTTCAGCCAGGCGCTTTTGCATTTGCTCGATTGTCATTTCTTTGCTGTCTTGGCGCTTTGTTTAAAGGCTTTAGCCGTGGGTGCGCCTTCTGACCCAGGCTTTCGCATACGCTCTGGGGTTTTGCCCGCGGCTTTCTGCTGTTCAATCCTCTCACGCTTGGCGTGAATGTTTGCGTACAGTCCTTTGGCCATTAGTCAGTTCCTCCTGCGTTTATACCGAAATTAGCCAAGTTATCGGATTTTTGTAAATCCTCTAACTCTCCTTGATCCAGCCTAGCCAGCAACATCGCGTAGATGGCCAACGAAGTTTCAGCCTGAATCACAAAGGTTTTGGCCTTTGCAAGTTCACGCTGAACCTCGTCTATCTCAGCCTGGATGTATTCTCGGCTGATTTCCATTAGGCAACAGTGCTGACCATGATGTAGTAGGTCGTGCCGCCACTGGTCACCGGGATGGTGTGGGTGACGACAGGCGAACCCACCTTGGCACGGAACACGCCAGTTGCGCTGACCGCGGGCATAGCAGCAAAGTTACCCACTTCACCAGTGCCGCTGTTGGTCACACGCAGGAAAGATGCGTTGCTCCAAGTGCCGCCAGATGCAAAATCCGAATCCAGTTGCAGCGCCGCAAGGGTGCCGCCAGGGTTGGTAGACGAACCACCGATGGTTGCACGAAGGGCATTAGCTGCGCCGCTGACGGTGCCGCCAGTGTTGACTGACAGGCTAACATGTGCGCCGTTGGTCGTTTGACCAGCGCCTTGGGCAGCGATAACGCGGCTCAGGACACGCAGGGTTTCACCAGCGCCAGCGCCAGCGTAATCCACACGGGCGTACAGGCCACGCATATCACCAGACTTGTGGGATGTTTCTGCGTAAATCTGGCTCAGATTGCCAGATTGAATAACGTCAATCGGCACGGTCGCGGTGCCAACTTCAAAACTGTTCAGGGCGGGGTCTGCGTAGGCAACCCCAATGGCTTGAGTATTGGACATGATTTGTTCCTTTCAACAATTCCAGTTTTTTAGGGATGCCTTGGCCCTCTCTGCTGGGCCTTTGGCGTTCTTTACCACCCCTTCCATTCTCGCGCAAAAGGATGCTTTTCGTCCAGCATCTGCTTTTGTCTTCGGGTTTGGTGCTGGCGGTTTTAGGTTTGCGTCATTCTTTGCGTTGTACGCGGCTCGGCCTTTGGCCGTCATTCCTGCGCCTTGCTCGGTAGGACGGTAGTTTTTGTCCTTACCGGTCGTCGTCTTCGGAATGGGTTTATCGTGACCTTTAGGCATGATCTTCCTCCACGACACACGCGATGTCGGCTTCCTGAATGATCTGGTAGTCCTGGCCGTCAAAATGCTGAACAGGCCAATCCAGATAGGTGCCGTTGCCGTATTTGACGAAATCGCCTGGCCTGACTTCGTGAACGTCCGGCCCGATGGCCACAATCGTGCCCTCGTTCATCTTTTCACTGTTGATAGTGAAAATAATGTCCGACAACTTGCGGACACGGGGCTGGATCACTACGCGATCACGCAGCGGTTGAATCGGGCACATTGGGCTTCCTTCCAGGCTTTTTGCGCTGTGCCACCTGTTCTGGTGTCAGCACAGGCAGGGCAATGATCGTGGCCAGTTGATGCTCACCACACCAGTCCAACTCATGTTTGTTCTGGTGTTCTGGAAACCTGCGGCAGACACCCATCACTTGCGCTTGGGTGAAAAACCGACAAGTCTTGCAGCGGGCATCGCTCATCGGATAGGCTTTCCAGCCTCTACAGCGGCGTTTAGACCTGCTGCCAGGGCTTCAGCAATACGACGGGTCTTAGCCTCGTGCATTCGCTTCATCTTGTGTTCAGCGGGAGTTGCCACGCGTTCCTTGGTAGATGGCGGGGCTAATCTGCCCGGTGCGGTAGGCATTTTCGAGTGCATCATTAAGTCCTTTCCGTACCTGAGTATGGTCTAGTTTAGGCAATTTGTCAAGGCTGCTTACAACTGCTTTTTTAGGGCCGCGGCTGTTGTCAACCACCATCAACGAAAACCTGTGGTCATCACCATACTTGGCTTGTAGCCGATCCATCACTTCACGCGATCCCGCATGAGTCTTGAAATGCTCATCTATGGGCACCGTGCGGCCTGTACCAATCTCAGCCTCCATACGGCTGGCCCGCTTCAATGCACCGTTTTCCAGGGCTTCTACGGGGTCACGGTAGGTGTACACAATACTGACCTTGCGGCCAGCATCCAAGGCTTGTTTGATCTTTTTGTCCGCGGATTCGAACGTGTTCATGTTGGTGTCGTACACCATTTCCGCGTTCTTGATATCAGGATGGACGTTTTGAACCATCTGAAGGCCGGTCGTCTTACCAGCCCCTGTTCCACCCGCGGTGAACAAAACCGTGTTGTCACGGCCCGTAGGGGTGTCTTCAGATAGTCTTTGGGCATACATCTGTTTGACGAATGCCGATGACGGCTCATGTACGTCAGCAGACCTGGTGCGGTCTGCGCGGTACTCTGGCGACATCTCGCGGGCGTCATCCGTGTTTAGAATGCGCCCTCCGTCCGTAGACGGCAAAGCAGCGTACTCTTGCGTCAGACCCTTGTAATCATTGGTCAGACGGTCGAAATACGCCGATTCAATCGGATTGCCCGATAACTGGGGCGGCTGCGGAACCAGCGATGCCAAGTTTCCTTGGGTGGTCGCAGCTTGTGGCTGCTGCTGCCCCGCCGCTGCCAGTTCTGACAGCGGGATAGCCATTTACTTCTGGTAGGAAGAACGTCCGTGGGTGTAGCACACACCCTTAGAACGGCCACCGTTGAACTGGCTGTTGGTGCCAGTGCCATCGGCCTTGCCCATGCCAACGCCGTTCACCACTTTGCCATGGCGCTCACCGGACATATCAGACGCATTTGCGCCAGCGGGCGGCTTGGTGCCAGAACCATAGCCCTTGGGGGTCATCTCAGCGTTGTCTTTCATGGTCTTTCCTTTCAGTCCAAGAATTTCAGTTTGTACAGGGTTCGATCTATCAATTGACAAATTTCGTCAATGATATTCTGGATTTCTGAATCCTGGGGCAAATCTTTGCGGGCTTCGTCCACAAAGGCAAGCACAGACTTCAGGTATTTGACCGGCTCTTTGCCTGAATGGAATTCTTCAGGATAGGTCTTAATCTTGTTGTATCGGCCTTGATACGCTTCTGCGAAATCGTCAGCCAGTTCGATAATGTCTTCGTAGTAGTGCCTCAACGCCTTGTGTGCCGAAAACGAATCGGTAGACAGGTGCATGAAGTGGGCAACCGTGCTGCTGTGCAGCAAGGCGGCTATGAATTCGGCGGCGTCATCATCCATAGTGGTAATGATAGACCAAAAAAAGAGGGCCGGAAAGCCCCCCAAATCTCAACCAAGGAGATAGGCTACTGCGAGAAAAGCCGTTCCCATTCTCGCCTATCAGGCAGGGGTACGTCAACAGGCCATTGATTCGTGGCCAGCAAAAGGTCTACAGTGTTAATGTGGGCCAGCCACCAGGCTTGCTGGCGCTCTCGCTTTGACCACTTCGCGCCCTGGTCTATGTCGTGATGGCAATGCATACACAGCGCCGCTACTAGGTTGTCGTCAGCCTTGATCCCTCGACCCTTACCCCCACCCCAATTGCTGTGCGCGGCCTGAACGAACGATCCTGACCCGCAGAACTGGCAATCAAGCCCTGCCACTAGGCGCAGCAGTTTTGCGCTTCGGACGTACTTCCTTTTGGGGAAGGATTGTCTCCAAAGTGTTGAATCGGTGTTCATTGCCACACTCGTACCGACGTTTTTTTTGGTTGTCTGCCGTCTTTCTGGTGTCTTTGATTAGCGTCCAGGTTCCGCATACAGGGCATTTCATTCATGTGACCTTAACACCATTCGCTCGTTTGCTTGCTGGGTGCGCCAGATTTCCACTTCCATCTTCGCGGCTTCCAGTTCCCACTTCAAGGTTTCTTCCTTCTCCACTGCCGCGGCCAAGCCTTTCAGTAAGCTGTGGTACTCAGGATCGGCCAATGCTTCACGCTCCTGGGCGTTTGCTGCTTCGATGCCCAAGGAAAAACAGTCTTTCATGAGCATAGCTTTTTTGCTTCGCCTGAATTCTTCCAAGTAAATCCTATCGCCTTTGGCCTTGCCGTAGTCTGCCGCGATGTTGCGGATTCGCTCGGCTGACTGTTCTGGATTAATCACGCAGTACCCCCAATGCTCTTAGTGCCGCTTCTGGCCCATCAACTACCGATAGCGGCCCGCCACGCCATGCCCCATGCCAGGTCAATTGATCTTCAGTCAACTCCCTGGCCGACGGCGGTTTGCTGCCGTCCTTCACTTCCATGAGAAGTGTCTTGTTTTGGTATCCCACCAACAGGTCAGGAACGCCTTTGCCAACTGCCGCCAGAGACTGCACCGTAGCGCCAGCGGCTCGTAACGCAGAGACTACTTGCTGCTGATTGGCGTCAATCTTGGCGGCTCGTCTCATATGCTAGTCGTTTCATGTCTTGACGCAAGGTATGCGCTGCACCAGGGCCGCGAATCTCGCTGATTTTTAAGATCACCCTTGACCACCAAAGATTCGCCCACTGCGTCCCCTTGGCGCTCTGCTGGTCTTTCCAGCGGCTGATCCATTCCCTTGCTTCGCATTCCCTGCGCCATTCCTCCATCCAGGTCGCCGGTAGCAATGAGGGCTGCTGTGATTTGTTGGTACTCAAACGCTGTCCCTTCTTTTAGTCTGTTCAGCAGCCGGTGACCCTCGTCATTTGTCATGCTTGCCCCCTTGCTCGGATGGCGGCGGCAGCTTCAATGTATGTCTTGGCATTAAAGGCAATCTGAGCACACGCCTCGCGCTCGGCTGCAATTTCTTGTTGCATGTACTCCAGCGTCACCGTGCCGTGCTGGGTGGGTTGGTTTTCAGGATCGGTAAACAACTGCATGAGCGTTTTGCGCTCGGCAGCGGCGACAAGGGCGGCAAATCGTTCAAGAGACTCGGCAGACATCACATATTCAACGTCACGGTTTTTAAACTGCTGCGACCATGCACCTGCCTCCCGCGCCATGCGGATGATGTCATTTGTACGAGTCATAGTAGCCCTCCTTGAGCATTACGGCATCGTGGTACTCCTTGTAAAACCACTTCCACAATTTGGCGCGATCATCCTTGTCTTCGGCCCACAGGAATAGGCAGTGCCAACTCCATATCTCATCATCCATGTCGTAAGCCTTTTCAGCCATCAGCCGGTGAGACGTAATGGAAACGTTGATGCTCAGGTAACTGAGCAGCGCCTGTAGCTTGTCCTTGTGGGTTCTCATGTGTTTTTCTCCTTGAGTTTGGCTTCGATGACTTTGGCAAAGTCTTGAAGATCGCTATCCCCCATGATGTATGTCTCTTGAAAAGCGTTTTCAAAGTCCTCATCCGTCAGCCCAACCCATTCACGCGTTGATGCTGCGCCAGTCTTGTAAGCCGACCGCAGCGCCCATGTCCATTGCTCACGGTCAGTGTCGTCCATCGTGTCAATTTCAGCGGGCAGCGGGTATTTGACAAACCATTCGTCAAAAGTCATTTCTTCTCTCCTATGCCGTGCGCGGCTTCGATGGCACGGGCGACTTCTCGTGGCGACATTTGGGCAAACCCAAGTGGGGCGCATACTGCGTCGATCTGCTCATCCGTCAGCGGCTGGCGCTGTGCTGCGAATGGGGTGGTGTAAACATATTCCTGCGTGTAGAGCCTGTGCTTTCCAACGGGGAGCGACATGTAGTCAAGCCGCCAGTCTTTTCCGAACACCTCCACGATTACCGCGCACCGAGGCTCCTGCTTCTCAGACTCTGCGATGGCGGTGCGGAGGGCGGTGATGGCTGGATCAACAATTTCGTCGGCAAGTGATCGATAACGGCACTTTCCCAACGCCTCCAGCGCCAGCTTCATTGCTTCGATACTCATTTATTGCCCCTTCCTCAGTTGCGCCAGGCGCTCACGGATGTAGTCAGGCATCGGAACCGCGTTACGGTTGCGCTCCTCAAACTGCTGGGCAATAGACACCACCCGCTTAGGCTCTGGAATCTCGGCCCCGTCCCACCGCATTTGGTTCAAGTAAACAAGGGGTGCTGGCACGAACGCGCCGTTGTCCTTCAGCCACTGATCGGTGGTTTTTTGCCACTCAACGTGCTTGAGAATCTGGTCGGCACAATGTTCGTACAGACCCTTCTTCCATCGTGCAAGACAGGCCGCTTTTGCGCCTTTCCTGGGGCTTTTGGGCCATGCTGCCCAGAATCGGTCAAAGCCTGATTCAAACATGATTCCCCCTGCATTGAGCAATCATGCGGTCAATGGCGTCCCTCAGTGCTGGCCATTCGTCGGTGTCTATGGCTATCTGGCCAACATCAGTGCGGCCTGATTGCGTCACCATGACGAATTCACCAGCAGCATCGTCTTTGATTTCCACCCAGGTGGCCATCTCGGAAAAGACTTGCTCGCTTTTAGGTGCGACAACCAGCTTGGTTGTGCGTACTTCAAACTTTCTCATAACAACTCCTGCTCCTCCTGAAAAGAAACAGCGGCAGGCGGGAGGTGCGCTTTTCGGTCTGGGGATCAATCCAGACCTAGCCGTGTCTCAAAAATCAAATTCAATAAATTCCACCCAAAGACCCCCCTACCCCACAACAGTGAAGTAAGAAGGAACAGGTTCCACCCCCTTGCGGGATCATCATGCTACGGATTCTCACCGTATGCCCCTCGGCTTGATGATTCGACCAGCCGCACGGATTGTTCGGGAACTGCCCCCTAGCCTTACGGCATACCGTGTCGCGGTTTCCTTCCGAGCAGCCCCACTTGCGGCCCCTACTTCGTGCGGAGTACGGTCTGCAAAAGCAAAAACCCCGCAAAGCACTCTGTGGTCTTGGCTCTTGGCGAGAGCAACAGCAAGGCGATTGAACTGGTCAAAAGACTCGCTTGCCGTACGACAAGACCACACAGGACTCTGCGGGGTTTCTACCAGTTCTTCGCCTAGATGCCACTCTAGACGATTCGGATTGTATATCACCAAAAAATTCCTTGTCAACCGTTCTTGAACCACTCCGGCTTTAAAGCCCTCAACTGCCACACGCGGGCCTGGGGCACCTGGTCACCCCACTGCGAAATCGCCTGGCGTGTGATGCCCAGCAGCTTGGCCAAGGCCATAGCCGTTCCTGCGAGTTCAATAGCCTTTGTCGTGTCCATCCCCTGATTGTAAGCGGTCTTTACTGGTTACCGATACCCGACAAATGTAAGGGGGCTTTACATGGTAGGTGTTGACATGCATGTAAAGGTGGCTTACAGTTCACCCATGCCCTAGCACATTGCACGGGGTCTTTTAGGAGAATCAAGATGGCTAAATATCTCACCTGTGCCGAAACCGCAAAGTTGGTTCGCGCCGCCCTCAAAGAAGCATTTCCCGGAGTCAAGTTCAGCGTCAAGTCGAGCGTTTACGCTGGCGGCGCAAGCATTACTGTGGCTTACACAGACGGCCCTACCTACGAACAAGTCAAAGGTGTTGTCGGAATGTTTGAGGGTTCTTACTTCGACGGCATGACCGACTACAAGGGCAGCAACTACAGCAGCCTGGACGGTGAAGAAGTTCGGTTCGGCGCTGACTTCATTTTCGTCAATCGTAGGTTTAGCGTTGCATTGCTGACCAACTTAGTGGCCAACGCTTGCAAGTATTACGGCTACGCAACGCCCGCAGTTGTTGAAGGTTACAGCGGCGCATACATTGCAGACCGGCTGGACTACGACACCGAACGGCGCATCATGGCCAAGGTCAGCGAGTACAGCGCCGACGATGCAGCAGAAAGCCCCACGCTGGCCCGTGTCGCCTTCCTGGGTGACGACGGTTACGGCTACGGCGCTGTTGGTCGGTTGGCAGCATAAAAATTTATCGTCAAAACTCTTGACTGCCCGTGTAAAGCGGGCTTACAATGCAACCATGCCGCAGCAAGCGGTCTTTTAAGGAGAATCAAGATGTATAGCAAAACCCACATTCAAATGGTTTCAGTTCGGTATCGCGCTCTATGCGCGACTAGAGCTGACATTCTGAAACGTGAAGGCCATAGCCCTGCTTATTGGAAAGCAAGGGCAGAAGAATTGTTCTTCTACGACAAACACGGTTCCGCAATTCGCAAAGCGTTTGTATGACCTGGCCCTTCCCGCCACCTGGCGGGCCTGTCCCTTGGACACCCGCCCAGGTACGCGAATACAAACGCAAACAACAGCAAGAGCAAGAGAAAACCAACCCAGCACCGTTCTAAGGAAACATCATGAAAGAGTACAGACAGCACTACAAGACAGAACGCCTGTCAAGACGCGCAGAAGCCGCCTGGGGCTTCATTCTGGCCTTGGCCATAGGTGTGGGCCTTGCATGGCTTCTCGTGGCTTGGTGGTCGTCATGAACCGGCTTCTAGACCCCAAGTTCAAGTACACGCCAGCAGCCGCTACAGACATCACGCAGACATGGCGCAAGTACGGCTGGAAACCAATCGCAGAAAGGAAAAAAGATGAGCCACCAACAATTCTACGAAACCGTCCAAAGACAACAGGAGTATGAAATGCAAATCAACCCAGAACACATCATCAACAGCATCGAGAAGACCGCTGGCATCCATTACGCTGACGCAGACGCTGCTGACCGCCTTGCATGGCAGGTAGGCGCACTGACTGCAAAGATTCGTGAACTGTCGGCCCTGCTTCAGTACACCGTTGACCAACTTGAAGAACTCAGGAGCAAGAAAAAATGATCGGCACCAAGATAGCAACCGCCTTTGTGAAGGCACAGAAGGCTTTTGGCCCTGCGCTCAAGTCTTCCACCAACCCGCACTTTCGCAGCCGTTACGCTGACCTGTCGGCCTGTGTTGAGGCAGTCATTGACGCCTTAAACCAGAACGGCATCGCCTTGATGCAGCAGACCTGCGACAGCACAGATGGCGTGACTGTTGAAACCGTGCTAATCCACGAATCAGGCGAAGTCATCAACAGCGGCAAATTGCACGTTCCTGCTGCCAAACACGATCCACAGGGCTACGGATCGGCTTTGACGTATGCCCGCCGTTACTCTTTGATGGCTGCTTGCGGCATCGCTCCAGAGGACGACGACGGCAATGCAGCAACGCGCCGCACTGCTCCAGCCCCAGATATCACAGACCACCTAGCGGCTATTGAGGCCAGCGCCAGCAGCGACGAAATGACCAAGGCGTACAAAGATGCCTACGATGCTTGCCAGGGCAATCAGTCGCTACAACTGAAGGTCATCGCAGCCAAGAAAGCCCGTATTGATAGAGCAAAAAAGGAGAACGCAAAATGATTCAGACCGACGCAAATTTGCGCGACTACTTTGCGGCCAAGGTGCTGCCCTCTTTGTACTTGGACTATGTAAACGAACAAAGGATGGAAGGAGAACGAATCAAAATTGGGTCACCGCATGACCCAGGCGTTTCCGCAGAATGTTTGGCACGGGAATGTTACGCAATAGCCGACGCAATGCTTGCAGCAAGGAACTACAAAGATGATTGAATTCAAAGGACAAACCTTGCGTGACATCGCTCGGGCCATGTATCAGACCATTGAACGGTTTGATGCAGCAGAAGAACACGACAAGGACGATTTCATCAATCCAGACGCGCCAGTAATTGTCCAGTTTGGCGACTACGGCTATGAAGTCTTCAGCGTTGGCGGTGATCCAGATCTGGATAACTTCGTGATGATGCTCAAGCCCCAGAAAGTCTGCGAATGGAAAGAAACCGGCGCATTCAAACTAAAAGGCAACAAATGAACAAACCAACAAATATCCGAATGGACAACCCAGACCCAACCAAAGCCAACGGCAAATTTTTGTTGTCTTTCAAGGTGACCGACATTTCAAAAACACCGTCAAGAAAACTGGAGTGCCACGGCACCTATGACAAAAAGACGGTTGACGCAATCTTGATTCTTTTGGGGGTGAAATGATTGAAATGGAACAACGCACCGACGATTGGTTCTCAGCCCGCCTGGGCAAAGTCACGGCCAGCAGCCTGTACAAAGTCCTGGCCAAGACCAAGACTGGCTACGGGGCTGACCGCGGCAACTACATGACCCAGCTTGTCCTTGAGCGGGTGACCGGTTCCAAGGCTGAGTCCTACACAAACGCATCCATGCAATGGGGCATAGATCAGGAACCATTCGCCAGAGCCGCTTATGAGGCCTCCAGAGGCGTGATGGTGGACGAAGTGGGGTTTATCCCTCATCCATCAATTGAAGCGGCTGGTGCCTCTCCTGATGGCCTTGTCGGGGACGATGGCATGGTAGAAATCAAATGCCCTGACAGCAAGACCGCCCTGGAATGCTGGCTATCGGACACGCCGGTAGAAGGCAAATATTTCGCCCAGATGCAATGGCAGATGCGCTGCGCCGACAGGTCGTGGTGCGATTACGTTGTGTTTGATCCGCGAATGCCCGCCAAGGCCCAACTGTTTGTCACCCGTGTTCATCGGGACGACGAATGGCTAACGGTCACGGAGGGAGAGGTCGTTAAGTTCTTGGCTGAAGTGGACGCCAAGGTTGCAGCACTGAAGAAAATTATTGGGGAATGAAATGGCAAAAGTCACTAAAGAAATCACCGTCATCACCGGCACCTACACCAACAAACAAGGCGAAGAAAAGAACCGCTACCAGCGAATCGGTTCGGTCATTGACACCAAAAATGGCGAAATGATAAAAATCGACATGATCCCATTGAAAAAAGGCGGCTGGGATGGCTGGGCGTACATGAACCAGCCACGCGACGAACAACAGCGTCAACCAAGCCAGCAGAATGGTAGCGGGTTTGACGACATGGAAGACGTTCCGTTCTAAGGGGCCATCATGGGTTACATCATTGGCGTTTTGTGCTTCCTCGCCTGGTTAACCCACGTCTTCACCTGCTTTGTAGATGGGATGTGGGGCTTCCTTCTGGCTGGCGCAATCTTCTTTCCAATCGGCATCCTTCACGGGTTTTACCTTTGGTTCGCATGATGCAAACAGACATCTTCCGTCAAGCCTATCTGGATGACCTAAAGTCTGAATGGCGGGCAACCATTGAAGGCGATGGGGGCCACTGCCCCTGTTGTGACAAGTGGGGCAAGATTTCGCCCTTCTCGCTCACAGAGACACACGCCCTTGCGCTTTTATGGTTGTCCCGCGCCCCTTGTGATGACGACGGCTGGGTCAACGTCCCACCGATAGCACCGGCCTGGATGCTACGCGGGAAAAACTACACAATGATGGCCAAGTGGGGGCTGATTGAACACGGCGGCAACGACAGCAAACGCTCCGACGGGTTCTGGCGTGTCACGCCCAAGGGTTTGCACTTCATCTGCGGAACCCTCACCGTCCCCAGAAAGGCGTACATTTACAACAACCAGGTTGAAGGCTGGTCAGACGAATGCGTTTCGTTTAGGGATTGTTTTGGCCGTCATTTTGACTATGCTGAAGTCATAGCCGAAAACTTCAACCTGAACGCGATCAGACTAGTTCAAAGTGCGGGCCGTCAATGAACGGACGCTGGCCTTGTTTTCTGCGCTCGTCAATGTAGGCGTTCATTGCGGACGCCATCGTGCCCTGCCACTTGCGGATGTCTTTGACCGTCCAGGCGGCACCCCACCGCAAAGGCACATCAAACTCGATTGCAGCGGCTTTCATGGCATCGGCAATGTCGTCGTATAGGTTCAGTTCCCAAGACGCCCTATCGTCGATGTAGGCCATCAAATCCACAGCCCTG